ATTGTGAAAGTACTAATATTAGTATATAATATAACTATGTATAATTTAGAAGAAGGTTACTTAGAGTCTTTTATAAACCTTAAAGGACTTCTTTCACAAAAAGTTAATCAAGAATCCAAATCAGACTTTCTAACCTTTGTAAGACTGATGGCTCCTTCTCTTGTGTCTGGCTTTAAGATGGGTAAACATATAGAAGTTATATCCAATAAGCTAAAACAATTAGAAGAAGGAGAAATAAAAAGGTTGATGGTCTTTCTTCCCCCTCGTTCTTCCAAATCAGTTATATGTTCTAAGCTGTTTCCTGCATGGTATATAGGTCGTAACCCTGAACATGAGATATTGACTGTCTCTCATAGTGATCAGCTATCATCTGACTTTGGTAGATCTGTAAGGGATGTTGTCAATACAGAGGAATTTAGCAAAATCTTTAATGGAGTACAGTTAAGGAGTGATGTAAGAGCAGCAGGAAAGTGGAAGACAAACCAAGGTGGTATGTATTATGCTGCTGGTGTTAGATCACAGATAGCAGGTCGTGGAGCCCATATAGCAATACTAGATGATGTAATGTCTGAAGAAGATTCCTACTCTGAAGCAGGACGTAAGTATGTAAAGGAATGGTATCCAGCAGGACTTAGAACTCGTATCATGCCAAATGGTGCTATAGTTATTATTAATACTCGATATCACTATGATGATCTATGTGGATGGCTACTAAAACAACAGGAAGATATGGGGGAGTATGAAACAATACCTTGGGAGGTTATTAAGATCCCGGCTTGGTTAGATGAGAATGCAGCCGAACTTCTGGACTTACCTGTAGGTGGCAGTTACTTTCCTGAATGGAAACCAGATGAAGTACTACAGGTAGATGAAAATGAAATAAAAGCAAGCAATGGGGCTAGATATTGGAACTCTCTTTATATGCAAGATCCTACACCAGAAGAAGGTGGTCTAATAAAAAAGAGATGGTTACAGTATTGGGAAGATNCAGAACCACCTCCATGTGATTTTATAATACAAACCTATGATACAGCTTTCTCTACCAGAACGACAGCAGACTACAGTGTTATCCAGACATGGGGCATATTCTATATGTACGATCAAAGTGAGCAAGGCTATGAAGAATATGCACCACAGTTAATACTATTAGGTAATATTAAAGGTAGATTTGAATATCCTGAATTAAGAAAGATGGCACAGAAGCTATACAATGAACATAGACCAGATGTATGTATGATAGAAAAGAAAGCTAGTGGACAATCCCTTATACAAGATATGAGAAGAGCAGGACTACCAGTAATGGAATATAATCCAGATAGAGATAAAGTAGCTAGAGTATATGCAGCATCTCCTATTATGGAAGCAGGTAGACTATGGATACCTAAAGGTAAGAAGTGGTCAGATGATTTAGTAGAAGAACTTATAAGGTTTCCTAATGCTGCTCATGATGATCAGGTAGATGCTTTAACAATGGCAGTTCACTATATGAAAGAGTCTTGGCACATTACTCATCCCGATGATCCAGAATGGGATGATGAGCCAAGAGAACAGAAGAATACCTATTGGACCTTTTGATTTGGGAAAAGGTTAATATTATGCTATAATAAGTTAGGGTGCAAAGAGAGGAATATAGTATGCACAAATCAAAATATATGAATATGGCTGGTGATATGGCAATGACTAAACTTATGCCAAAGCCGGATATCTCTATTACAATCAGTATGGCTGGTGGTGGTGGCCTATCCTCTATGGCTCCAAGAATGAATATAGGTGGTCAACCTTATAGACTTTCTTATATAGATCCACAGCAAGCTGCAATAGGTAAGCCTATTGTTTATAGACAAACTTCTGGTGCTATAGATGATGATTTTGATCAAGAAGATCTAGATTATGGACAGACTGCTTTAGGAATTTCACTTGATGAAGTAAATGATGGAGGAGACAAAGGGAAATATGGTCTTGGCACTTCTTTTCTAGGTCCAGATCCATATGAAGGTCACCCATTATATTTTAGTATAGATCCAAATAAGATAAAAGATGATCAAACATTTGAGGTAGTAAAAAGAGGTAGTGAAAAAGATACTGAAATAGATGATAGAAATATTTTAGCTCTTGCTCCTTATATGGTCGATACAGTTGTAGATAAAGATGGTTTACAACAGAATACTATAAAAGAACAATTTCTTAAAAATCCAATGTTTGCAGACAAAGTACAAGCTGCTATTGATAGAGGAAGTCTTCAACGTGCAGGTATTGCTTTTGCTAATGCTTGGGAAAATGAAGGTTTAAATACTTTTGGTAAAGGAATGAGAAGTTCATTAGAAGCTTGGTCAGCAGGAAAAGCTTTAAGTAGAAATAAATATGATCCTATTGTTTTAGCAGGATTAACAGGATCACCTACAGAAAGATTTGATTTATATTTACAGAATGCAGAAAAAGGTCAAACATTACGTGAAGTANTANATGAATATGTAAAAGATACAGNTGCTTCACAAACAGAAAAAAATAATATATTATCTTCTTATGGATTTTCANANAACACAAATGTTCAAGCTACTGAGGTAGCTGGAGCAATGAATGAAGCTAGACAGAAAGGTGCTATGCAAGGAGCAGGAATGATGCTTGGTTTTGGTCCTACAACTTTATTAGATCTAACAACAAAAGCATATACTGGACCTCCTAATCTATCAGGTACAAGGGATGAACAAAGTTTTGCTGGACAAGTAGGAAGTGCAGTAGGTAAAGAAGTAGAAAAATATATTCCAGAGGGACTTCGTACTGTTCTAGGTAAAGGTAGATCTGCTTTAAAAACAGTAGGTCAAATAGGACAACTAGTAACTGATCCAAGAGGAGCATTAGGAGATTTTATTACTAAAAGTGGAGATAGGTTTGAATTAAAAACTGTGGGTGCAAATCAATATTCAAAACCAAACTATCCCCTAATAAAAAAATTACTAGAAGAAGAAGATAGAAAGAGACAACTAACAACACTAGATAGAAAAGAAAAAGTTACAATACCAAGAACAAAGACAAAAACATTAAAAGCAGTACCACAAAAAGTTTCTCAATTAGATAATGATCCTTTAGTAGATACAGGAGATAATATTACATTAGCTAATTTAGCTAGAACTTTAAAACGTAAACCAGAAGATATAGTTACAGAAACTGTAACAGAAGAAGAAGAAGTAGTAGATAAAAGTCCTGATAAATTTGGAGAAAGAAGATTAGCTTCTCTAGGAGGATTACAAAATATATTTAGACAGACTATGGGAAGACCATTTGAGACAGGTATAGGATAAATAAATTATGGCAACAGAAAGAAATCCATTTGAGCAAATACCACAGGAAGTATCTAATGTAGTTCCTATGGCTACAGCAGAAGAAACAGATATGAATGCTACCTTTGAGGTAGAAGAAGATGGTGGAGTTACAGTAAACTTTGAAGATGAAGAAGCTGTAATGCAACCATCTGAAGAGATTGCTGAATGGTATGGTGATCTATCAGAAACTATAGATGAAGATGAATTATTCTCTATAGCTATTGATACTATAGAAAACTATCAGGCAGACAAAGACTCAAGAGGTGAATGGGAGTCTATGTTTGAAAGAGGCTTTGAATTACTAGGACTTAAACTTGAGCCGGGGTCAGAACCTTTTGAAGGAGCATGTACAGCCGTACATCCACTTCTTATTGAGTCTGCTGTAAAGTTTCAGTCTAAAGCTTCAGGAGAACTCTTTCCTAGTTCTGGTCCTGTAAAAGCTAACATATTTGGTAAAGCTACTCCAGAGAAAGAGATGCAAGCCAATAGAGTACAGAACTTTATGAACTATCAAGTAACTGAGCAGATGCCAGAATACTTTGATGAATTTGAAAGAATGCTGTTCCATCTTCCTCTAATAGGATCAGCATTTAAAAAGACATACTATGACTCAACTCTTAAACGTCCAGTATCAGAGTTTATACCTATAGATCAATTCTATGTATCTTACTTTGCTACAGATCTAAGAAATGCAGATCGTTATACACATGTTATCTATCGTAGTCCAGTAGAAATAGAAAAAGATGTACGTGCAGGTGTATATAAAGATGTTGATCTTCCAGATCCAAATCAAACAAATCTTTCATCCTTTACAGAGAAGATGGATACAATACTTGGTATATCTCCTAGCTCTGATAAAGATCCACAATATATTTTACTTGAACAACATTGTTACCTTGATATAGAAGGTAAAGATCAATCTCTACCTTATATCGTAACTGTAGAAGAACAAAGCAGACAGGTACTAAGTATTCGTAGAAACTATGAACAGAATGATCCTAATATGGAAAAACGTAGTCACTTTGTTCACTACAGATTTGTACCCGGCTTTGGTTTCTATGGACTAGGACTTATACACTTCCTTGGTAATCTTACTATGAGTGCAACTGCTGCAATGAGATCCCTTATAGATGCAGGACAGTTTGCTAATTTACCGGGAGGTTTTAAAGCCAAGGGACTTAGGATGGTTGGTGATAACGAACCTATATCCCCCGGTGAGTTCAAGGAGGTTGAAGCAACTGGAGTAGATTTATCTAAGGCTATTATTCCTCTCCCCTATAAAGAGCCTTCCTCGACTCTATTTCAAATGCTCCAATTTGTAGCTTCTGCTGGTCAGAGGTTTGCAGACAGCACAGAACAAGTAATTTCTGATGCTGCCTCCTATGGACCTGTAGGAACAACTATGGCTTTACTAGAAGCTAGTAGCAAGTTCTTTACAGCTATACATAAACGACTACATAAATCTCAAAGAGATGAATTTAGAATATTAGCTAAAATAGATTATG